TTAGATAAATTGGCGGAAATACTCATTAATTTTGTCGTCACTTTGCTTCTGCATTTTTTTCGTGACATGCGTGTAAATGTCGAGGGTGATATTTATGTTCGAGTGTCCGACGCGTTCCATGATGACAGGCAAGTCCACACCCGCTTCGACGAGCATGGTGATATGTGTGTGCCGCAAGATATGAGTACCGCTAACATCTTTTATACCGTACGCCTTATATATTTTATTGAAAACCGCAGCGATCGTGACAGCTCGGACAGGTTGCTGTCTTCTTCCTGTAAATACTAGATTGCACCACACGGATTTAGGATCTCGTAAACCTATCAATTTTTCTTTATTATATTGGACCTTCATCTTCTTCAGTTCTTCGGCGAGATCCTGGTTAAAGGATACGGTACGATTGGAGTCTTGGGTTTTGGGCGGCATATGTTCAAATCCACCTTCGTCGGCGGACTTTTCAAACATCGTCTTTGAAACCGTGAGCTTGTGTTTTTCTAAGTCGATGTCATCCCAAGTGAGTGCTAATGCCTCCCCGACACGTAAGCCGGTAGAAAGCATGGTGAGTGCCAACGGATAAGCGTTTCTTCTGCCAGAAGACTTTACACCGGATAAGAAGCTTTGGATCTCATCCTTTTCGAGATACTTTTTCTTTGAGTTAACGAGTTGCTGTGATTTCTTATTAGCTTTGGGTATCACAGTGTCTTTCACTATGTTCTTTTCGACATAATCATTTTTAAAAGCAAATTCAAACATTAAGTTCAATGCGGTTCGAGTCGAGGCGATATGATGTTTTGAAATATCTGTATCGCGCCTTTCAACTAAGAATTTCTGAATGTCGTTTATTTGTAACTTGCTGATCAAGTGGTTGCCATGCTTATCAATAAAGGGACGCATTGCCACCATTCTAGCTTTTACTGACGAAGCTTTAACCGTTTCACTGTATATATTTAACCAGTCGTCATAAACTTCCTGGACGATTCTTTTTTGCGTTTGTCTCTGTTTAGATAATTCCTTTGCAGCTACCTGGGCTCTTTGTGACGCTTCCTTCTTTGTGTCGCCACGGCGTGTTACTTGTCGGCGTCGGCCAGTGAGGGGATTAGGAGTTGCGTCAGTGGTGCACGACCATTTTCCGTTATTTAATTTCCGACAGTACATATGCATTTCTCCTTTCGAATAATAAATATAATTAAGAATGTATGTTCTTATCGTGGTTAAAAGAAAACTCACCATAAGAAAGGTGAGTTAGGAAACTGTTGAATAATTATTGAGTTGCGTATTTAATTGATTTTTAAGCTTGCTAATTTCTTCTTGACGATCGTATAGGATTTCCGCATTCATTTTTTCGTTATGTGCTTCCAACCGAATTAGTTTATTATCTTTAAAAATGTATTCATATTCCCCAATTACCCCATTTGCCAAATAACATTTTGTGTTGCCGATAAGTAAATCATCACGCTTATAGAAATCAACAGAGATGTAATTTTTATGGCTAAGGTTATCTAGTAGGTCTTGTGGAAGAAGTTTTGGTTCATACATCTCAGTGTATAATTTGTTTAGTAATGATGAATAGTTCATAAAAATCATCCTTTATTTAGATGTGGGCACTAAGTTTTTGAGAAATAAAAGGCACCATATTATTTAAAAAATCAATAGCGATGTAGTAGTCATTTATTTCCCATTGATCTCTTGCTACACCTATTTTATTTTTTAATTCTGCGTTAAAGTAAATAGCCAATATTGCACCGTTCTTCTTGTAATGTCTTAGGAGATTCTGCAAGCCGCGAGGGAAAATGCTCTCCATGCAATTGTATATCTCTTCACCCTGTAATTCAATAGCATTTGCAACAAGAAGCTCAGGAATTATTTCCTCTCTAATACGATTGTCAATTTCCTTTCTCAAATCTGCTTGCAGTAAGTCAGGTCTTAGTAGAGCGTGTTTACTCTCTCGCGTATTTGATGAAAGGATAATTTTTTTAGCTTCTTCGGGTGAAACGCCTAAGGTATCCATAATCACTCGAATCTTCTCTCTATCTTCTTTTTCTTTTTCTTTTCGCATATGCAATAAATCTGTATTGATAAAAGTATCTTCTTCTGTTTTATGTTCTTCAGATTCAGTTACAATAGAATCATCTGTTGAATCCTGGGAAACTCTTGGATCTTGCCTTTTCTTTTCTGCGCGGATTTCTTTAATCATACCTTTTTTCATAATTTCTTTTTTATAGGCTTCCCAAAGTGGATCAAGACCTAGTTCTTCATGAACGACTACTTGCGCAATGTTATCTTCTTCCATTATGCTTTCTGCATCAGCGAGTGAAATAGATCGAAGAACTCTCCCTATAAATTGTTGATAAGGTAAATCAGATCGGAAAGGTCTGAAAATGGCAGCTATTGATAGAAACTTATGATCGTATCCTTCTCCAAGAAGCGCGACATTTATTACTACTTCAACGTTGTGTGTATCGATTTTTAAAAATTCTTTCTTTAGTAATTCTTTTTCCATATCGCTGTGAACAAGAGCGGTTTTTAAACCTTCATCTTCGTAAAGTGTCTTTAGTTGCTCAGCGTGAGCAATACTACAGGCAACCGCTACAATCTTATGAGGATTTCCGGTTCTTTCTCTCTTAGATTTTAGTTTTTCAATACTCTTTCTTATGACACCTAAGTTAGATTCTTCTGCCAAGGCTACTTTTCGGCTTACCCACTCATTATCTTTTATCTTAAGTGCTCTAAGTTCTTCTAAAGTATAAGTTTTATCATCCTCATCCAGAGTAAAGAACATTTGATCAGGGATATAATTGAATTTTTCCAAGCTTTTCACATAGCCGTTAGCCATTGCTTTTGATAAAGAATAATTATAAATTTCTTCTCCTTGGATTTGAACTCCATCACTTCTAAAGGGTGTACCAGTTAGCTTAAGTACCCCAGCTTCCCCAAAATATTCAATAGCTCTCTTCCAAGTATGTGCTTCTGAATGATGAGCTTCGTCAATAATAATCAAATCGAAGAAGTCGGAGGGTACTTTTTTTAGTAATGAACTCTCTAATCTTTCTTGTAACTTATGGACGTTCAACACAACGAAGTCTGCAATATCTAATACTCCGTTCGTAATCTTTTTGTCATAATGTATTACAGAGGGGAGATCACGCACATCTTTAATCACTCCTGATGTATACCAAAAATTCTTATAATCTCCACTGTCTAATGAACCCATCACGGTATCAGCAATGACTGTTTGGGGAGTGACAACTAATACTCTTTTTTTTGAAGCAGCGTAGGGAGCAATAGCAATTAAACCTGTCTTACCAGTACCAGTGGGCAAAACTATTAAAGCTTCTTTTCTAGTTTCGGACGGAGTATTAAAATAGCGTTCAATTTTTCTATATGCCTCCACTTGTGGATCTCTCAGGTAAGTGTTATCTGTAATGGAAAGGGATACTTTTTCAAATTCACTCATGTTTTTTCCTCCTAGTAAAATCAATATGTGTAGAAGTGGTCTTATATTGCTCGAAATGATTTTCCCTGCAATGAATATAAAAGTAGTCTTGCTTTTGATCTTATTACCTATTACTCAATCCACTCCAACGTCCCCAACTTCCCACGTGACACAACAAACCCATCCACCTTATGCTGAAACTCCAACTCCATCCGATAAGCAGCCACTTCATCCGTCACCAGAAAGTAATCCGCAATATCCGAGATCACCACAGGTGCTTCATAAGCGTCTGCATATACATCTTCAATGAATTGCCCGGGCATCAGTAGATAGGCTGCCATACGCTTCGCCTGATTCTCACACTTGCCAAGAGTGTATTGATCCACGCTTAATTGCGTTTGATGATGGGCGTACAAGTGACAGAACTCTTCGGCAAGCAATAGTTTCTTTTCAATAGCGTCTAATCCTTCTTTAATGAAGATGGTCCCACGTCGTGCATGATCCTTCGGTATGGAGAAAGCCTTTAAATGTTTATTAATTGCTATTCCTTCTATAGAAGGGGAGTCCAAGGGCAATACTCGTATACCGTAGCGCCAACAGATGTCATACAAATCGATTTCATCTGGATATGTATAAGAAAAATGGGAGAGGACCTTGTCGGCCCGTTCCTCCCAGTAGTCGGTGTGGTGTCTTAGCTGCATACGCTCACGACCTTTAAAATTCTAAGTTATAATCAGAAAGTAATTGCTCAATTTTTCTACCAAATTCTCTATCATTTTTTCTAACGTCATTTAATAGTGCGTTTGCTGAAGTGATTTTGGAAGAATCTCCAGTTTCTATCGCAGATAATATTTCTGTGAAAGCTAGTTGCTGGTTACCAATAGCTTCAATTAATATTTCATTAACCTCGGTAGTTTCATCGTTCGGCGTGCGAATTGCTTCTAGTTCTTCTAACAATGCCATATTTGCCGGAAGAACTTCTTCTTGAATTAATACTCCAAGCTCATAGTCGTCAATTTCACCGGTTGTCGAGGCTTCACGCAGTTCATCCCATCTAGCACCTAAATCAGATAGCTTTATATAAGATGTTTTGACTTCATCTAGATAACTTTTCACTTCTGCTTTATCGGATGGAATATTGGTTTCCACCTCGACTTTATCTCCCGCTGAGGAAGTAGTAGTTTCAAGTGGCGTTACATCCGCATCTACTTTTTTAGTTTCGGTGTTATTTGAACTGCTACCGCAAGCGGTTAAACCAATCACCGAAGTCATCATAACGATAAGAAAAATTAGTTTTTTCAAAATAAACCCCTCCTAATTAATTTGTCTCACATACATGACTTAGTGAGATACTCCTATATTATATGTAAAAATAAACACGGTTTGTTAAACCGTGGTATTACCTTGCCTTCAATCTTCCAAATCCCCAAATCCATCGCCCAGTTCTTCGTCGTCCTCCAAAAACATCTTCTTCATCTTATACATCTTCAGAAGCTCTTTCACTTTCTTTTCCGGATCAGATGCCAAGTCATGAAACATGACAGGGTGTTTTTTTAGTTCATTGAAGAGCTGGAGTTCTTCAACGGTTAGGTTTATTTCTTGTCCAGCTACTTTCACAATTTCTTTTTCAGGGTTATCAGTTAGTCCCGATAAATATTCTAGTGAAGTATCTGTAATATCGGATATCCTTCGTAACGTTTTACTATCAGGTATTGCAAGCTCTTGCTCATATTTTTTGTATAGTTCAATATCAATACACAACTTATTTGATATATCCCTTGCGCTCATTTTTTTACTTTGTCGGGCTTTCGTGATTCTATGGCTTAGGATTTGTTGAGTCGTAAAGCCTCTATTACTTCTGCCAAGTAAAGAGTCTATTGAAACATTATAGTAGTCAGCTATTCTTTGAAGTGTTTTATAATCCGGTTCTCTATGACCTTGCTCATACATCGCGTAAGTTGTTCTGGCGACGTCAATCTTTTTAGCGAACTCTGACTGAGTCAGATTAGTTTGTGTTGTACGAAGCTTTTTTAAATTATGCGAAAGCATTTATTCGGCCTCCTTATATCCACATTATACCTACACATTAAGTGTATTAAATACTTTTACACGAAATGCGTAAATTTGTTTGACATTACACAAAAGGTGTATTATGATTAATTCAACAACTACACGAAAGGTGTACAGGAGGTGTAGAAATGAGAGTTTGGTTGAAAGACAAACGCTTGAAAGCTAAATTAACTCAAGAACAAGTAGCTGTTAAAGCAGGAGTAGCTAGAACTACTTATGCAATGTATGAACAGGGAGAGCGCGATCCGAGTGTAGGTGTTGCAGTTCGAATAGGAGATGTACTTAAATTCAAATGGACTCTTTTTTTTGAAGATAAAGTACACGAAACGCGTAATAAGTCAGAAGTCGTTTAGATAATGCCACTCACACCCAACAAACTGCATTCGAATAGCCACCTGCGCCACGATCCGATAATGGAGAGCGATAAACAGAGTTAAAGAGCCGTGATTCGAGTTCAGTTTGATGGGTGTGAGAAAAGAAGTCGGATAGGAGGGAGAAAGATGTCAGAAGTGATTGTAACAACCGCTACGCAATTAAACGAGCTCATCAATGTAGCAGTAAATCGGGCGGTTGGTGAAGCTTTACGCGAACGCCAACTACCAATCTTACTATCATTGCAAGAGGCTGCAGACTTGCTGGGTGTGAGTTACGCAACAGTGCACCGCGCAGCAAAAATTCAAGGCTTTCCAGTTACTCATGATTTTGGTCACACCAAGATTGTAACGGATCAACTGTTGCAATGGATTAAGAACCGGAGTAATTACGATTTGGTTTACAACTTCAGCGGATGAAAAGGAGGAAATATTATGAATGAGTTAAAAATAATTTCATCAAACGGCGAACTAGTCACAGAAAGTCGTGAAGTAGCAGAAATGGTAGATCAGCAGCACAAGGAATTATTGAGAACCATCCGTAGTTATATAGGAGTTTTAACCGGCGCAAGTTTGCGCTCGTCGGATTTCTTCATTCCGCACACGTACCAGGATGCAAAAAAGGAAGTCCGACCGTGTTTCTTACTTACTAGAAAAGGTTGCGACATGGTAGCGAACAAGATGACTGGTGATAAAGGGGTTTTGTTTACAGCCGCTTATGTCTCTCAATTTGAAAGGATGGAAAAGGAATTAAGTTCTCCTAGGCCACTAACTGAAAAAGAGCAACTAAAAGCATCTATGAGGCTATCACTAGAAACATCGGAAGAAGTGGAAGCGATAAAAGTGGATGTTGCTCAGTTGAAAGACAAGGTGGACAACCAGATGACATTGGATTATGGGATGCAACGAAGATTACAAAGAGCGGTGGGCGCTCGGGTTTATGAGATTGAAAGTGAAGATCAAGCAAGAAGAAAACTGTTTCGTGAACTATACCGAGAAATTAAAGACCGTTTCGGTGTTGCTTCATATAAAGATGTTCTACGCAAAGATTTACAATCAGCAATCTATTACGTAGAAGCGTGGATTCCTAAACGTATAGCTTAGAAGTAATCTAGCGGAGCGGAGGGGTTTGCTCCACTAGATTCAGAGGTTGCTTACGAAGCGTAACACGGGGTTATGAGTAGGTCTATTACTAGAATACAACACCCTAGATAAATAGAGTATGTCAATTCGACATATTGAAAAAGGGGGTGAGGACATGGACTATGGCGCAATATTACGAGCTTGCCGGAAGCGTAAGGGGTGGACACAAGAAGACCTAGCAGACGCTTTATGTATCGAACAGGCAGACGTTTCACGAATCGAGAACGATCGCAAAGAACCACCGATGTCACTTTTTCAGAAGTGGGCAGTGATGACAGGCTCAACAGACGTACTGGTCGCGTTTATCGCGGGCATGGAAGGCATGACGATCTTAGCTAACATTTTATCAATAACAGGGACAAGTATTATCGGCGGTTTTATCAATCTACTTTTATAGGAGGAAGTCACAATGAATTTAAAAGACTACAAGGAAGCGGATATAGAGGCGGTATTGGAATTAAAGAGAGCGGCGCTAGGTTATATCGAAGAGATTGAAAAGGCGATTTGGACAGATGATATGCCAGCAGCTACTGGTTCAACATTAAAACTCTATGAGTCTCTACAGAGAGTGAGAGTTAAGAAGGATATCAAACGAAACGAACGGAACATGCAACTACTGATTCAAGAATTACAAAGCAAAGGTATTAACATTATGGCAATAAAAAAAGCCGATCAGCGCTTCCGACGCTAAACGGCAAACCAAAATTTATGTACTTTCAGTATACCACAGAATGGGAGCTTTGGCTCCCGTCAAAGAGCTTGGGAGCCATTAAATAATTTCCTCCCTACGATATGAGCTGGTTACTCAGATCATCCCAAGCTCTTTGATGGGATTCACATCCATCATATAGAAAGGAGTTGATGACATGACGGATTACGAATACGCACTGATTTGCGCCATCATGCTTCCAATTATTGCATTTATGATTGGACGATTGTGGGAAGATGCCGGTCACCAACTTGGAGAGGAGCGTGAAGAGGATGACAACGTACCAGTGGGAAATAGTGTTTATGCAAGAAATCGATTCGGTCTACGTGATGACATTTGAAGACAGTGTGTTAGCTGCAGCTCAAACGTATTACGACAATTATGGCGATCACATGAAAGTCTACGCAATTCGTAAAGACGCAGAAATTATTCGTTTTGAGGAGGCGATTTGAATGGGCGAATACGCTGAAATGGCTTTGAGTGGCATCGTCTGCCAAATGTGCGGTGAGTTCATGGGTGAGGACGTGGGCTTCCCCATGACGTGCGATGACTGTCATGCAGAGATGATGAAGTGGGAAGTCGAAAAGGAAAATGAACAAAAATAAACCCGCTGTTCGAGCAGCGAGTTCCGGATTCCTTATAAAACTACTTGGCGCTATTATAGCGCGGAATCCCGAAAATCACAAGGAGGAGAACATTTTGAAAAATATTAAATTGATGAATCTCACATTGAAGAACTTCAAGGGCATCAAAAACTTGGAAATTCTAGCGGACGGTCAAGATATGAAGATATGGGGAGATAATGCTACCGGAAAAACCTCGATTTTCGATGGATTCCTCTACTTACTCTTTGGCAAGGACAGTAATAACAAGTCTGACTTTGCCATTAAAACACTGGAAGATGGCAAAGAAATAAACAACCTGGAGCATGAAGTAGATGCAACATTCACAGTAGACAATGTGCCGCTATCACTCCGTAAAATCTACAAAGAAAAGTGGACAAAGAAACGTGGTGCTCCAATGGCTGAATTTACCGGTCATGAAACGCTGTACTATATCGATTCGGTTCCGGTGAAGAAAAAAGAGTATGAAGAAAAAGTTGGCTCCATTGTGAAAGAAGAAGTGTTTAAACTTCTCACCAATCCACTTTACTTCAATGAACAAGTCAAATGGCAGGACCGCAGAGCGACACTGCTTGAAGTGTGCGGCGATGTAGAGCTCGAAGATGTATTGGCATTCAACGAGGAACTGAAAGACTTACCCGCCATCCTGAAAGGTCGCACGATTGAAGATCACCGTAAAGTGATTGCGTCCAAACGTGCAGAAATCAACAAAGAATTGGACCGCATTCCGGTACGGATCGATGAACTGAACAATGCAAGCAGTGAGTTGGTAAGCACTCCTGAACAACTGCAAGTAGAACTAACAAAAGTAGAAATTGAATTAGATAAAGCAAGTGCCCAAATTAACAACATCAAGAATGGCGCAGCAGCCACCAACAAGAAAAACGATTTACGACAGATTGAAATGGATCTCGAAGCAATTAAACGTGAACTGGAATCTGAAGCGACCGAAGAAGGCTACAAGGTCCAGGCGAAGATTCAAGAAGAAAAATCCAATCAAGCGATTATGCAACGAAAACTTGCTGATGCGAACCATCAGATTGAAGTAGGACGGAAAGACGTCATGGGGTTTGACGAGAAACTAGTTGCTCTTCGAGAAGACTTCGCGGCAGAGGATGCTAAACAATTTGAACATAAAGAAGCGTGCGAGTGTCCGACATGCGGTCAATCTTTACCGGAGGATCAATTGACAGCCGCTAGAGACAAAGCGGTCGCAGAGTTTAATACAACCAAATCAAACAAATTGGAAAGCATTCAAAAGACAGGCAAAGCGATTGCGGCAGATAAAGAAGAAACGCTAAAGCGCATAGCTACATCCGAAAAAACCGTAGAACAACTGAAAGAAGATATCGCAAAGAAAGAAGAAGCAATCAACAAGCTAACAATCCAGCTCAATGCACTACGCGATGAAGTGAAGAACGCTCGTACTACACCGAAATATACGGACAAGGTTGCAGAAATGACAAAGGTGCAAGAAGAGATCAAAGCGCTTGAATCCAATGTTTCTGAATCCATTGCTGAGCTGGAAACAGAAATTGTTAAGCTTAAGGCGAAAAGGTCAGAACTGAACTCAAAAATCGCGGCTCACGACCAAGTGAAAGCATCTGAAAAGCGTGTAGCCGAACTGGAAGAACAGCAGAAAGAACTGGCTACGGAATTTGAAAACTTGGAGCGCGAATTGTATCTGACTGAACAGTTTATCCGTTCGAAAGTGGAACTACTGGAAAGCAAGATCAACAGCAAATTCAAGTATGCGCGATTTAAGCTGTTTGCTCAGCAAGTGAATGGCGGTCTGCAAGAAATTTGTGAAACTACGATGAATGGTATTCCGTTCTCAAGCGGTCTAAATAACGCGGCTCGTATCAATGTAGGAATCGACATCATCAACACGCTATCCGAACACTATGGGATTCAAGCGCCGATCTTCGTGGACAATGCCGAAGCAGTCACGCGGATTGCAGATACAGATTCCCAGCTGATCAGCTTGGTTGTATCAGAGCCGGACAAACAGTTGCGGGTTGAAACGCAGTCGAATGAAGAAAGCGTGGTGGCGTAATGGAAACGACTAAATATGGAGTGACGCTTTCAGGAAGACATGGGAGAAACACAATTATGTTCAACTCCCTGACGGAACGGATGTTGTTTCTTACCATGATAAATTCCGGTGAATATACAGGATCGGTAACTCTACTAGAAAGAAAAGAAGTTAATAAGGAGGAAAAAATAAATGACTAATCAACTACAAGAAACTCAACAAATGCAACCGGCAGAAAAGAAAAACGAATTGGTGACAAAAGTCGCCAACAAAGTGAAAGCAATGGTTGAAAACAATCAGATCAACATTCCTGAAAACTACTCTATTGTGAATGCAGTACAAGCGGCTTATTTCAAACTGACAGAGGTAGATTTCAAGAAGAAAACATCCTTGATGGATAGTGCAACGCCAGAAAGTGTCGCATTCTCTCTTCAAGATATGGCGATCCAGGCATTGAGTGTAGCGAAAAATCAAGGCTACTTCATCGTATACGGTGACAAAATGCAGTTCACTCGTTCATACCACGGTACACAGGCGGTGCTAAAGCGCTTGAACGGTGTAAAGGATGTATGGGCTAACGTCATCTGGAAAGGCGAAGAATTCAACGTGGAGTACAACGAGAGAGGTCAACTAGCCTTCAAATCTCATAGCGTTGACTGGATGGCGGCTACCGGCAAGAAAGAAGACATTCTCGGAGCGTATTGCATTATCGAGAGAGATGATGGTGTGCAATTCCTGACTGTCATGACAATGGCGGAAATTCAAACATCATGGTCCCAATCATCTATGCAGACGGTGCAAAATAAGTACCCACAAGAGATGGCAAAACGAACAGTGATCAACCGAGCATCCAAAGCCTTTATTAACACTTCGGATGATAGCGATTTATTCATTGGAGCAATCAATCGCACGACAGAAAACGAATTTGAAGACGATAAACCGATCCGTGAAATCAATCCGCAGTATGAAATTGACCAAAATGCAAACAAAGAAGTATTGGATTTTGTTGAACCGACGATTGGTGAAATCATTCAACCTGCAAAAGAGGTAGCAACGCAGAAATCGACACCAAAAGAACCTGAACCGGTAACAGTCACATCAGATGGGCCGGGCTTCTAAATGATTACGATCCAAACACTCGCAACAGGCAGTACAGGGAATTGCTATTACATTAGCGATTCCCGCACTTCTTTGCTTATAGAATGTGGCATCTCATTCAAGGATATTCAAAGAGGATTGAATTTTAAAACAAGTGAAATAGAAGCGGTTCTTGTAAGCCATGACCACAAAGATCACTGTAAGGCCGTGCAAGACGTCGCGAACCGTGGGCTAGACATTTACATGTCGCAAGGAACTAAAGCCGCTATAGGCATCGAACACCACCGGATAAAGATCATAAAAAACAAAGAAGCTGTACAGATTGGATCGTGGAAGGTACTCGGTTTTGATTTACAACATGACGCAGCAGAACCTTTCGGATTCTTGATTGAAAGTGAAGGCGGAGAACGTATATTGTTCGCTAGCGATACTTATTACATTAAGTACAAATTTACCGGAATTACGCATTTACTTATCGAATGCAACTATTCACTAGAAATAATTAATCAGAAGTTAGCGGACGGATCTATACCACTATTTCTAGCAGAGCGAATAATGAATTCGCATTTCTCACTTGAAAATCTATTGGTCTTTTTAAAGGCTAACGATCTATCACGAGTTCAAGAGATTCATTTGCTTCATTTATCGGATTCAAACAGTAATGAAATCGAATTTAAACAAGCGGTACAGGCTGCTACTGGAAAGTTAGTAGTCGTGCCGTAATAAAAGGAGGACATTGTAATGGCGAGACCGCAAAAGCGAGGACTTGATTATTTTCCATTAGATGTGGATATCGACCAGGATGACAAGATCCAGCTGGTCGAAGCCTTACATGGAATGACAGGATTTTCAGTAGTAATTAAATTGTTAATGCGTATCTACAAAGAAGGTTACTACTACGAGTGGGGTGAAACGGAACAATTACTGTTCAGCAGGAGAGTAAATGTAGACATTAACACCCTCAATGAAATAGTAAATGATTGCATTAAGTATGGAATATTCAACATTAAAATTTATGAGACTTATAGAGTTTTGACTTCTTCAGGTATCCAAGAAAGATACTTTGAAGCAACAAAAAGAAGAAAGAACGTTACGGTTGTAAACCAATATATGTTAATTAAAGACGTGGAGAAAGTTAATGTGAACATTAATGAGGTTGATGTAGACATTAATGGAGAAATTGTAGACATGATGTCAGCAAAAACCCCACAAAGTAAAGTAAAGGAAAGGAAAGAAGAGGAAAGTAAACAAGAGCATGCAACCGAAGAGAAAAAAACGGTTGATGTTCCAGAAGAAAAACCAGTTGTTGTCGTTGATAAATCTTTTGGAGAAATCATTTCTTTTTACGAACAGAATGTTGGATTGATTTCACCACATGTAAGCCAAGAGTTTGGTCACCTTGTTGATGAAAATAATTCAGAGTTAGTATTATGCGCTTTGAAAAAATCAGTTGAAGTAAGACCGTCGAATCTAATTAGATACACACAGAAGATCCTCAGTAACTGGAAGAATCAAAATATAAAGACAGTCGAAGACGTGAAGAAGTTGGACGGACTATCCAAGCCATCTAACGTAACCAACTTCTCTCCTCCTGTTTACGAAAGGAATGCAGATGATGGAAAACGCGATGACCAACATTCTACGAAATTCGGGAATGTCCGACTCTATAAGTAAACCTGAACCACTTGTATGTGATCAATGTGGAATGGACAAACCGCAAATACAGATTGACCATCCTTTCAAAAAAGAAAAGCGATGGGTGTCATGTGCTTGTGAATGCGAAGTGAAAGCACGTGAAGAATTCAAGCGGGATCAAGAAGCCAAGCAGAAGCGTATTCGAATTGACAAGGCTTTAAAGCTATCAAGTGCAATGGATGATATTAAGTCTATGACATTTAAGAATTTTATATTACGAGATGGAGCAAAAGAGGCCAGGGACGAAGTGGTGAACGCTGTAAAAGATTTTGATAACCGTGGAAAACTAGGCGTGTTCATCTTCGGTGAAACAGGTAACGGTAAGAGTCACATAACAGCCAGCGGTGGTAATGCATTAATCAAGCGAGGATATTCAGTGATCTACATTACCGAAAAAGACCTGTTCAGTAGATTGCGAGCAACTCGTAATTTCAACAACTCGGAATCTTTTCAAGAAATCATGAGTGCGTGTCTCGATGCGGATCTTCTGATTTGGGATGACTTCATGAGTAGTCAACGATTGTCGAATGATGAGAAGGATTGGACGTTCCAAATCATCAACGGTCGAGAACGAGCGAATAAGCCGATCTGGATGACATCGAATATCACGCCACAAGAATTTGAAGGTGAAGACATTGCCTACAGGTTAGACGACAAAGGGCGAACCTGGTGGAGAATCATCGGCAATATGAATTGTGTATTAAACACAGCAGCTAACTATCGAAAGAGCAAGGCGATGTCTAGGGCACTCGGAATCAGCGTGGAAGAGTATGAAAAACAAGTGTAGGAGGGTAATTTGAATGACTTGGAAAAACAATAGCGGGATCTACACGGTTCCGCTTCCCGATAAAGTCGACTGGCAGAAGATCAAGCGAGAAATGGACGCATTGGAAATCAAGCTACAACAGGCAGAGACGGCTATGGCTATGAGGAAAGGGATGACGGCATGATCAATCGAGTTGTATTAGTTGGACGCCTCACTAAGGACCCAGAACTGAAGTATACGCAGGGTGGTATCGCGGTCTGCAGATTCACATTGGCCTGCAATCGTCCGTTTAAAAGTGAGGGTGGAGAGCAACAAGCGGACTTTATCCAGTGCGTTGCATGGAGAAAACAGGCGGAGAACATATCAAACTTCTTGAACAAAGGTAGTTTAGCTGGAGTAGACGGTCGGATCCAGACGGGTAGCTTTGAAGGTCAAGATGGCAAGCGTGTTTACACGACAGAAGTTGTCGCAGATAGTACACAATTCCTTGAACCGAAATCGAGCAACACAAATAACTCGAACCGTTCGGAATCCCCGAATAGTTCACAGCAAGCTCCACAACAGCCAAATCGACAAGGGCAGACAAATACTCAATCTAACTATCAGACAGGGCAAAACGATTACGGTGGACAAGCACAGGTGTATGATGTGCCGCCTAACGTCACCGATGATGATCTTCCCTTCTGACTATGAAAGTTTGAAAGGGTGATAGTCATGACAGCTGAAACGAAAAGTAGACGCAGAAACAGTAAGCACATCCGAGCAATCAAAGCGGAAGCAGCGCGTCATGTGTCAAAAGAAATTGAATGCCGGATCTGCGGTTGCAAGGAAACGGTACAAAAACACAGTTATTGCAGTACCAGTCGTTTATGCATAAAGTGTGCGAATCGAGAATTTAACGGATGGATGAAGGAGAGGGAAAACGATGAATTTAACTAGATTATTTGAAATGCAGAAAGTTTTGGATGAACGGATTGTGAAAGAAAAGGGATTGGAAGGGCAGGACTTGTTACCGCAGAAGATCCTCGCTTTGCAAGTCGAGTTAGGGGAATTAGCGAATGAATGGCGAGGGTTTAAGTTTTGGAGTGAGGATCGGAAGCCAAGAACGCAAGCATATTCACATCATGAAGAAAAACAGCATGGCCACAATGGCTTTTCGAGCATAGCCAAGTACGAAAGAAATCCACTTTTAGAAGAATATGTTGACTGCTTGCATTTCATTTTGTCGATTGGGTTGGAGTTAGCGGCACAAGAAACAGAAAAATGGTTTGTTGAGGCGAATGTCCAGGTCTACAAAAACCGGGATACAGTTGAGCAATTTATTTATACAAACTACCACCTAAATAGAATGTATCTCGAAGATGAATACGATGATTACGACGAATTGGTGTATACGTTTTTAGGACTTGGCGAAATGCTCGGCTTCACCTGGGAACAGATCGAACAAGCTTACTACTCGAAAAACAAGATCAATCATGAGCGGCAAGCGACAGGTTATTAATCTAGTAGGGGTGATCCGGTGCTAACTATGTTCAAGGTCGATCACAAGAAAAAGCTGTACATCCACGGCGACTTAAATGCTCGTGAAATCAGAGAGTTGAAAAGAGAGGGTTGGCGCGTTGATGTTGAAGCCCATCCCTTCATACCCAGCAAGGCGGTAAACAAAAACGGTATACCACGGGAAGGAGATACATCATGTCAAAGTGCAAACGATGCAACAAGCCGCTCAAAACGTCGGAGAGCATCCAAGTCGGGTTCGGTCCGGTCTGCAAAAGGAAACACGATGAGGCGGAAGCGGAGTTCTTGAAGCGGCAGATTACGTTGGATGAGGAGATTGAGTATCAGTTGAAGGTGGCGAGATGATGGCGAAAAGTCGAACGCATGCAAATCGCGGCATGCAACTGGAAAAGTTGATTGATGCAACGAATAAAATTTACCGAACCACGGGCTTTGCTGATGTAAAGAAAGTGCCTACACCAGTAAGGATAACTAGCAATAACGGTGGTCGTATTAACGGCATGGTAGTCAAAGGTGATCTAGTCGATTTTGTTGGTGTATGCCAAGGTCGAGCAGTCATTTTTGATGCAAAACAGACATCGACTCGAACTAGTTTTTCTCTTTCGAACGTAGCGGATCACCAGTATGAAACATTGATGTCCTGGTGGAAGCAAGGCGCTCACACGTTTATTCTTCTTTATTTTTCTGAACGAGGTGAACACTACATGTTGGACATGCCGACACTCAGCACGTATTGGCAGGGTGCACAGGAGGGCGGACGCAAGTCAATTCCATACGATGTGATTGCTAGCCAATGTGAACTTTTACAAGCGTCAGAGGGCTATCCGCTGCATTATTTGAAGGTGTTGGGATGAACGATATGATTCTGGCGGGAACTATCATAGCGGCGGCATGGACGATCAGTCTGATACTTACATATCAGCACGCAAACCATAAAGGTTGGATTAGAGGTCACGAAGATACAAAAAGTATTACTTTCAAAGTGTTAGAAAATAAGAAAAGAAAAATCGAAGAGCGAGTGAGGAAAAAGGAATGACAGAAGTGTATCTGGCAGGCGGTTTGATCTTTATTACCGCGTATGTATTTGGATTTATCAAAGGGAAGCAGGAGTGACGTAGTAGACGGATAAAGCGAAGGAGGCGTTGGTATAAAATTGTACGTTCTTTACACATCTTACCCGTACGAGGGTGGGTATGTACACGGAGTATTCAGTACACGAGAACAGGCACAACAGGCTTTAGATAGCGATGATTTCGATTTCGGGCATAGTGAGACATACATCCAAGAAGTGGCGAAGGACAATTTCATATTTCAGCAGATAGAAATTTAATGAATCTGCTGCACATTCCGAACAAACCATACAGGAGTGAAACAAAAAAGCGAATTAACTCCTGTATTCTTCTAGCGCTAGACGAATTGTTTCTCGATGCTTCGGTCCAATGCCTGGAACTTTCTTCAGATCAGCTTTTAGCAGATCCTTAATTGTGTCGATTTTCTGATAGTAATTTCTCTTTAGTGGAAAGTAGACAGCTGCTGGAAGACCAAGCATTTCGATGCATTCATCATCTTTATCTTCAGGCACTTCATCTGGAATGTAGGAGAGTAGTTTGCTTATGTCATCTAACTCAAGCGCAGTCATTATTTTTGCTAGATGAGACAACGTGACTCTTTCAGTTTTATTCCTAACTAGATTGGATATCGTTTCAGAGCGGATACCGGTAAAGCGTACGAGTTCACTTTGTGCCATGTTTCGATCTTTCAATATTTCACTTAGCGATATTTTGATTTCTGACATGTTAACACCTCACTTGTTTTTATATACATTATACCGGATAACCGGTAGAACGAAAGGAATAATTATGAATCCAATCTATGAAATTAATAAATTAGCAGACCAACTACCGTTATCGGTAGTGCAAGACTTACACCAACGCATAGCGGACTGGCTATCATCTGGCGGTAACTATGATGATCCGTACATGTTTCAGCAGTTGCGGTATGCGCAGAGAGTAGCGAAGGAGGGAGCCGAATGGTCAGCGCGAGAAATGAACAGACAATCTTGATTCTGGACGATATTGAAATCAAGTGGACATGGAAAGAAAGTGAGTTACTTCATTTTCGGGGAATGTGGGGTGACGGCATGCCGATTAGTGACTTGGCTAAGGAATTGAAAACGAATAGACGAAGTGTGGCATTGCTCGTTATGGATCAGGAGATGAAGGGTGAGATTGAGCAGCGAAAATTTGGATTGTACGGGAATTGAGAGGGAGGGAAACTAACATGAAAAGTGGATGGCTACTTAATTTTAAAAATGAAAAACGATACATTTGTTCTGAAGAGGTCTATGCAGATGTAATTCGTGTAATTGACGTTGACGATTTAGAGTCAGAAGAACATTGGTTTTCTATCGAGAAAGCAAAAGAGAAGAATCCGACGGTTCGGGTATATGGGTAAATAAAAAAGACAGGATCTCTCCCGTCATGGCTGACATTATTGTATCACATGGAGGGGTCCTGGTGAATATGGAAAATTTGTCGATTGATGGGCAAGGTAGGTTAAATATTGATATAATGGAACTACCAATCAACTGTGTTGTAGTGATTTCGGATGGGATAGCAAAGGTGAGGGAATTGCCAGAGCACGGTGAATACAAGATTGTGACGCATCAAGGAAAAGTGAGACGGATGCGGAGAGAAGAGGGCGAGGATTTTTGAGCAATTTAGAAAGGGTAAATGTTGAAACAGGAATTACTGAGTTTACAAGCCAATTCGAAAGATACTTAGCGGAACTTAAATTACCAGAAAAGAACGTTTTGGTAGATGAAAGCGAAAGGTTGGTGGTTATTCAAAATATACCTCATGCAATTCAGAGGTTAGTTGATGATCAAAGAATGGAAGCCATGTATATTTCTAAATTTATTGCAGCGTGCGGAGCAGGACTTTTTGATGCGGCATTAAATTTTTTATGGAATGAAATAATTGTTAATCTTAGAAGAAAAGTCGCTCATTTTGATATGAATTACTTTATCGATAGCATAATCACAGATACAAAAAGAAAAAAGTCCTTTAAAGATGAAGAGGATTTAATAAACCTAGATGATTGGGAACTAGTTAGAGGTTGTAAAGATACCGGCATCATTACAGAAATAGGATATAAACATCTTGATTATATAAGGGATATGAGAAATCATACAAGCGCTGCACATCCTAACCATAATGATATCGACGGTCTACAATTAGTCGGCTGGTTACAGACTTGCATCAGAGAAGTTTTTGCTAAAGACCCTGAAGGCGCGGTTATTGAGGTTAAAAGACTCCTCTCAAATTTAAGAAATTATGATGTCGATGAAGATGATATTCCTTCAATTGAAAGGAATATCGAGTTGATGCCTGAGGATATAGTGGATTCTTGTCTTCGTGCAGTATTTGGTATGTACACCGACCCTTCAACAGAGGTAAGAGTTCGGAATAACCTCAAATTAATAGTCAATATACTTTGGAATAACTGCTCCGAAGAAGAGAAAAATAATGTAGGAATAAAATATGCTGTGTTTTCAGGTAACGCAGAAATTGAAAGGAAAACATATGCTACAGAGTTTTTAGATTTCGTTTCAGGAAAATCATATTTGCCTGAAGGTGAAAGAGAAGTTGAAATGGTACGTGCTATTCAAGACTTATACGATGTTCATAATGGATATAATAATTTTTATAATGAGGCCCCGTTTGCTCGTGTTTTAACCTCGTTTGTTGGTGATGATGGAAAAATACCTATGAACATCAATTATAAGTATGTAAAAGTGATAATAATGTGTTTTATCGGTAATGGGCACGGAATAGCCAATGCCGCAGTTCCACATTATGATGAATTAATAAAGAAGTTTACGGATCCGCAGATTAAAGTTTTCTTGAAGTTATTCAACGACAGCGGTTTTAATTCAAGATTACAATTCTCGGGATGCGCAAATAGAGTTCGCTCCTTAGCTGAAGATTTTTTACTCAAAACAGCAAATGAAAGATACAAAACGTTACTAACGAAGATTACAGATTCAACAAACAAACAGCTTAAAAATATTCAAAATGAAACTCAGTTTAAAAGTAAACTCTCAAAAATAAAAGACTAATAACTTTAAGAACTGTCCCCCTGGCCAACCAGAGGACAACATTTGATTGCAGCATTGCGCTGCGTCATTTGTTGTCCTCTTTTTTTATTTCAAAAAAGGAGTGAGAGTGAATGGTTATAGCTTTTCAAATTATTTTATTGGGGCTTATGTTGATATCTGCTTTTGGAGTCATCGGCGAAAGAGAGAATGCGAAAGTCCGAGAGGCGGTACTTACCCTCTTTATTGCGAGTACAGCTGCTTTTATTGTGAGTGTGATGTTGTTATGAAAAGCATACAAGAACAGCTCATTGAAAAAGGACTCGTACAGCCTGTTAAACGAGAGGTAGAGCAAAAGGATACTAGGACAAGTAAGAAACGGAATGAGCGATTGAGTGAGTGGGAACTAGCGGAATTGATGGGGACTAACAGAGATATATTCAAGCGGCACCGTGGATCTGTAAGAAGACGATAAGAGGGGGATTCAATATGCTAAGTTGGGCGGACGAATTGATTCAGGAATACACAGACGGCAGACAACAGCTAAAAAGACGCGCGGATCAATTGGACAGAGATAACCCGATTGAAATGGAAGATTTGAAGCGCTTCAACAGCATGATTGAAACTATGTCGTACTCGCTGGAATGGATGACGAGCGGACGGCAACCTGGAACATTCCGGGGGGTAGATGAAAAATCCGTTTATCAGCGTCGTTCATATGAAAATATCGATTTGATTCCAGATATAGCGGAACAGCTACGTGAAGAAAATGATATCAATAAAAAGCATCTTTTCATGACGAAGGAGGAAAAGATTATTATGGCTGATATTCTTTCGTCATTTTCTTTGAGAGAACGGCAGTGTTACTTGCTACACACCGCACAAGGGATGAGTTGGTCTTCTATTGCAGATGAATTAGGTATCAGTAAAAGCACAGTGCAGCAGTCTATTAACCGGGCCCGAAAAAAGGTTAATAAGCGAATAGGAAAAGAAAGTATGACGTGCGATGACGTGCGGAGTCTAGCAGATTGAGGGGAACCATTAAAGGAGGGGTGCGTTCGAGCGAATGAACGGCTCCTATATGCCCCATACATACGAGTGATAAATAGAGGATTCTTCCCATTCGCGGCGAATAATGTCATGAGGAGGATGAGAATATGACAGTTGATTCTTATGTAGTTGAAAAAATTTCGTTGGATTTACCAAAATACGAGGTAAATGAATTTATAACGTTGGTATGTAATCCTGAAAAGGAAAACTCAGTAATCGTAGAAGTAGAAGGTAATCATGAAGATATGTATATTTCTAATGGCCTTTTATTTTATAAAGCTTTACAGTTAGCTTTGCCGGAGGTTAATTTGAGGGTTTCAAAATATAAAGATGAAACTATGATGTATGAACTTTTGAAAGACCACAACACATACTTGATGAATTATTATGCTGCGTCTGATGATGATATAAAATTTGAAGAAAGTGCTCCCATTAAGTTTACTGAGGAAATAATGAAAAAGGTAGCTACAGCTCACAACATTGTTTGCGAACATAATAAAAAATCTAAAGAAGATAGAGATGTAAATCAATGGGAGCCTTCAAGGTGGGGCTATTCGTTCCAAAGTTATAGCAGTGCATGTTATTCACCGACAGTTGATTTAAGCATTTTAAGTATTATAACAGGTATAGAGTCTTTATTAGTTAGTGGAGAAGGTCCACTATCGTATAAGATTTCTATGTATTCAAGCCTTATCTTGAGTGATAATTATGAAGAGAGGTTGAAAATAAATAAATTAGTGAAAGACATGTATAAAATTAGGAGTAAGGTTGTTCACGGGGAGATTAGCACGGTGACTAGGCTGTTGAAAAAAGAAGATATTTATGAAAAGTATTTTGAGTTAAGAAAAATTCATTCAGAACTGCTGATAAAAACATTTGAATTATCCGAAGATGATTTATTTGATGCTATAGATAGACAGTTGTTTAACAGCCCATCTTTTAATTAATATTAAGCGCTGATTAATGGCGCTTTTTTCTATGCCAGAAAATATAGGAGGCGGAAGTGATGTAGAATGTCAAACTGGGGAAAGATACAGAAAGAATGGGAAACGACCAAGATCACACTTTCTAAGCTTGCTGAAAAACACGATGTAAAGTTAGGGACATTGAAAAGCAGAAAGAGTCGTGAGTCTTGGGTAAGAGGTCCATCGAATAAAGAAGCAACTAGGAAGAAAAAGGTTGCAACCCCGTCGAAAAGGATGCAACCGAAAAAGAAGGATAAAGAGCCTGTTGTTGAGTCGGATAGCCTGACTGATAAACAACGGCTTTTTTGTATTTACTACATTAAATACTTTAATGCAACTAAGGCGTATCAGAAGGCTTACGGATGCGCTTATACAACAGCTATGGTTGAAGGGCATGGCCACCTAAGAAACCCTAAGATTTCAGCGGAGATTGATAGGATGCGAAATGACAAACTAAGCGAGAAGAAATTAAGTCTTGATGATGTACTCCAAAAGTACATCGATATAGCCTTTGCAGACATCTCCGACTTCATGACATTTGGTTCCGAAGAAGTTGTGGCCATGGATGAATACGGGAAGGCACTTCTGGATGATAAGGACGAGAAAGTTACTTATATGAGAAACTACGTAACTTTCATGAACTCTGACGAAGTAGACGGCACTATAATTACCGAAGTGAAGCAGGGTAAAGATGGCGTCTCTGTCAAGCTGGCTGACAAGATGAAGGCTTTGGATATGTTAGCAAAGTACACAGATTTACTCTCTGCTCACGACAAGAAACGTCTGGAAGAAGAGAAGATGAAAGTCGACATAGAAAAAGCTCACTTAGAACTCGGCAACCTACGCGGTGATACAGAAGGCGATCCGCACGCTCAAGGTAGTAGCTATGAAGATGCATTGAATGCTCAAACGGAAGATGTATTTGCGGATGAGGTGATGGACGATGAAACGTAAGAAGTCCACGTCTTTCAAATTCCGTCCGTTTAGTCGTAAGCAAAAGAAGCTCCTGATGTGGTGGACTGATTGGAGTCCATACAAAGACTATGACATGATTATATGTCACGGATCTATTCGTTCTGGCAAGACGGTCGCAATGATTGATTCGTTCGTTACCTGGTCGCTTGCGAAACATCAGCACCAGAACTTCATCATTGCAGGTAAGTCGATGGGCGCGTTGAAGCGGAACGTACTGGAACCGATGTTTCAGATATTGACCGCTAAAGGCATTGACTATCACTACCATCGTTCGGGCGATCCATATGTGCAGATTGGAACCAATACGTACTATTTGTTTGGAGCAAACAATGAAGCGAGTCAGGATACATTGCAGGGGTTGACTGCTGCAGGTGCTTATCTGGATGAAGTAGCGTTATTCCCTCGGTCATTTGTTGACCAGGCTATTGGTCGTTGTTCTGCTGAAACTGATGGTAATAGTGGCAAGGTATTTGTTAACTGCAACCCAGCAGGGCCGTACCATTGGTTCAAGACGCAGTTCATCGATAAGGCGAAAGAAAAGAAAATATACGTTCTGCACTTTACGATGAACGATAATCTATCCTTATCTGAGCGAGTGAAACAAAAGTTCCATCGCATCTATTCAGGTGTCTTCTTCCAACGGTACATACTCGGTTTATGGGTTCTTGCAGAAGGCATCATATACGACATGTTCAACGAAGAAGAGCACGTCATAGACGAATGGCCAATTGATATTCACGACTATCAAGTAGCAATTGACTATGGAACCAAGAACCCGACAGCGTTTGTTCTACAGGGTATTCATTACGATACTGACGGTGTGGCGACATATTATAACCTAAAAGAGTATTTCTATGACGGCCGCGCTGAAGGGAAACAGAAAACAGATAACACATACTACGATGAACTTGAGACGTTTTGCGCTGGGTACACCAATGAGGTAATCATTGACCCGTCCGCTGCGTCTTTTATTGCGTTGATCGAAGAAAAAGGTGTGTTATTCGTAACGAAAGCCGACAACGCTGTACTGGATGGCATACGAACTGTATCTCGATTGATATCGGAGCGAAGATGCCTGACACATCGAGACTGCGTTAATCTGTTGCGTGAGCGTTCCTCCTATGTATGGGATGAAAAAGCGTCCAATCGAGGAGAGGACAAGCCTGTGAAAGACTTTGACCACGTAATGGATGCGGAACGCTATGGAATATACACGAAAGAAAACAGAGGTGTTCGCTTGGACGACTACACTGCTGCGCTTATGAGGGGGGCGAGAGTACATGGCTAAATGGAGCCAAATTACTGGTGAAATATCGAAGTTGCGGTCACGTCTGCTCCTTCCTTTCGGGTGGGGTGGCGTAACGACTGGCGGACTTGGTGGTAGTTATAAGTTAGACAGTAGCAAGGTAGATTACGAACTCACCAAGCAATTGTACTTTAATACACATGATGATTATAAGTTGGGCGCTGGATTCGCTAAACCTATTATCAACAATACGGTCGGATTCATGGGAGTCCCGCAATACAAGATTTCTGATAAGGATGCACAAGAAGTCATTGATTCATTCTTCAAGAACAACATATCCAACATGCAACGTACCCAGCGTGATTCGTTACGCGACGGTGATACGTATGTATGGATCACAAGGGAAGAAGAGAATGACGCTTCTCTGTATCCGGAGGAAAAAGTGCGGTTGATCTACAACATCATCCCTCCTGGTCAAGTAAAGGATATCAAGCGTGATCCGATGACTGGTGTTGTGTTGGAATATATATTGGAAGTCGCACATGAATGGGAGGATGAGCATGGCGATAAGAAGAAAGCGACTGTCACACAGCGTATCCGACGTGGTGAACGTGAAGTAGAAATTGATGGTGATCAACCGCCTGACATTGAACCAGGCATTAACGAAACGCCTTGGGACTTCATACCAATCATTCATTTTAAGAATGAAGGTGACGAGAGTTTGTATGGCCAATCCGACTTGGAACCAATTGAACCGTTCTTGAAGGCATACCACGACATCATGCTACACGCCATGCAAGGCAGTAAGATGCACAGCACACCACGCTTAATGCTTAAAGTAAAAGATGTAGCCAAGTTTTTGAGGAATAACTTCGGTGTAACCGATGTGGCTGCTTATTATAAAAAAGGCGGCACGTTGGATCTCGACGGAAAAGAATTAATGATAATGACTGATGAAGAAAATGCTGAATTCATTGAAGCTCGTTCGACTACTGGAGACGCTAAAGAATTACTGAAGCTTATCTTCTATTGCATCGTTGACACATCTGAAACTCCTGAATTCGTATTTGGTGTGCATACGTCTTCCAGTCTATCGTCCGTTAAAGAGCAAATGCCCGTGCTCATCCGATCAATCGAGCGAAAGCGTGAGCACTTTGCAGATAGCTGGAAGCGTCTTGCTCGTATCGTTTTGGCAATGACAGCGCAAGCGGAGAACAAGACGTATGAAACTTACGCAACCGAATTGCAGTGGGTCAACGTAGATCCGAGAACAACGAAGGAAATTAGTGAAGAATTGCTGAATACCGTGAACGCCTTGATTCTAGGATTGAACAACAATATTATAAGCGAGAAATCCGCTATTAACTTCCTGGCTAAACAGGTAGATACAATGAGTGAATATGAAGAAGAAGAGGGCGAGAGTGAAGTAGATCGCATCAAGCAGACGCGGATTAACCGTTTGCGAATGCCTGACAGTGATGATCTCGAATCTCAGTTGAATGAAATCAAGAAACGTCTGAGTGGTGGTGGTGGCACTGATGACGAAGCGTAGAGTTTATGGATTATCCGGCAACAGCACGTTTTCCCTACAAGCCCGTAAGCAACTGATTGAATTGCTATTGCGACAGGATAAAGCCATCCAGCAATTGTTTATACAAAACGCTGATGAACTTGCCGCTGAAATCAGACGCTACGAAGTGACAGGTAATGCCTATCAGCTTAACGAAGTAATCGATACGCTACTGCAACAACAAGCAAGCAAACTGGAGGAAGGGCTGACGCTCATTCTCCTCGATGGTTTGCAACTAAGTATTGAAGCGGGTATCCACCAATCCAAGCAAGCGACATTGCGCATTCTGAATAGAGCGGGGTTGGATTGGAAACCAATGGAGCGTTCGTTCTTCCGTCAACATACTAAAGCAGTTGAAGCGATGCAGACAAGAACCATCAAGGGTCTGAATCTGTCTGACCGTATTTGGGGCAAGAGTAGACAGTCGAGAGACGCTATCGGTTCTATCGTCCGAGAAGCAATCGCGGCTGGTGAACATCCATACAAAGTTGCTGAAATGCTTGAACAATACGTCAGGAACGGTGCAGGATCGTTGGTGTCCGAATATCCGAATATGATTGAGCGTTTAGAAGGTAACATCCCGATGAACCTGAGTTATGAATCGCTACGTCTAGCAAGAACGGAAATGGCAGCCGCATTCGGTGAAGCAACCCGACAAGCCGCTGAACTTAATCCGTCCAACAAAGGCATTCGATGGAGCCTATCTAATGCTGGTGTCGCTTGCGACAAGTGCAGGACTATTGCTAGTCATGATGAGGGCAAAGGTGAAGGTGTATACTCACTCGAAACCTTACCTGACTACCCCGCTCATCCGAATTGCTTGTGTAACTTGTCAGAAGTGACAGAAGACGTGGAGGACTTCGCGGACCGTTTAATTGAATGGATGGCGAATCCTATGGCGCAACAGGACATCGAACATTGGTATCAGACAGTTTATAAGACGGGAGAGATATGATTGGATTTAATCATTTTAATTATTTCTATCTTTGCGTGCTGTGTAAGTATTTTCGCCTTATTTGCGACGATAAGGAATTGAAAGGAGGTGAGAACATGAATACAGCTATGATCTGCGGAGAAATGGCGCAGACAGACAAACAAATCTTTCAGCTATTCGGAAACTTGGCTGGAGAAATGAGGATTGAAGATATCCCCACCGCTCCATCCGTCAACGTGGAAGAATTGATGAAAGGCGATAGGGATCCGCTCGAAGTTGTTGTAGAAATCCCTGCAAGCACATCTAAGCGTGGATGGAACTACAAAGGACAATCCTTGCAAGATATCGTCACAGCGGTCAACAGTAGCACGCTCAACGGTTTCCTTGGCCATCAAAAGCCAGAAGACGTCAGCAATCAGTTCTTACCTCCAGTAACCCATTGGGTCGGAGCAAAGATGGTTGGGGAGATTGCGTATTTTCGTGGGGTAGTCGATGCGGCTGCAACCGATTTAAAGCGATGGATTCGGTCTGGACGTATTAAGCAGGTGTCTATCTTTGGACGTCCTAAGCTACAAAGGTCTGGACGAGAAACGAATGTGGTTGGATATGAGCCTATGTCTATTGATTGGACGCCATTAGATCGAGCAGGAATGAACACTCGCATTGTTGCCATGAGTGGTGAGATGTGGGACTTGGAAGGCGAAGGCCCGACAGGTGAAATGAGTAATGATAAGGGAGGAAATGAAATGAATCCAGAAGAGGTATTGGCGGCATTGAAAACAATGCTTGGGAACAAACAAATTACAGTCCCAATGATTGCTGGTGAGATGGGATGGAAACCAGAACAAGTTGCAACAGACATTGATAAAGAATGGGTAGCAGGCGTTACTGAATCTGTTACAAAGCTCCAAGAAGTCGAAAAAGCACTAGGTATTTCTGGTGAAATGGATGTAGTCCAGGTTGCGAAGGATGCAGCAAACGCAATCAAGGCACAAGAAGCAGTAAAATTCGATAAAATGGTCGGCGAAATGGTGGAAGAGAAAGTGAAATCAGAAGCTGTCCGCAAAGAGTTGAACGATCCTAAAACTACGCTTGGTAAGATGTGGGGCTATCACTCCTCCGGATTCAACTCGGACAAGACAAAAGAAGAACTGTCCGGTGAAATGGATTCCTTCCTAGCTGACGAGGTGGTCAAAGGTCTAATCAGCAATCAACATACAGACAAGCCAGCAGGCACAGGCGGTAACAACAGCAATCCAAACGCACCGAAATTTAAAACAAAGCGTGTATCGCTTTAAGAAGGAGGAAGAACATACATGGCAGAAGCAAGAGCAATTCCAACAACTACGCACACAGCGTATCGCGCAAAAGTATCTGATGGTAAATCCGTCCGCGTAACAGTCCCGGCAAGCACCACAATTGAAGCGGGTCTATTCTATGAATTAGACGGTTTCTTCGGAACGGCAATGCAGTCGGTGGTGACAGCTGCAGGAGAAACAGACGAGGTTATTCTAAACATCGAGCAAGCAGAATTTGAAACAGATCAAATTCAAACGACAAAAGCATTTCCGATTGGCACGTCTATCTACTTTACTGGCGGCAAGTTTACACCGGAAGATGGCGCGGGAGCGAATCGTTTAGTCGGCCGAGTAACATCAGCTAAAGATCAAAATAACGTAATCTGGTTCATTCTAGGACCACAGGTTTAAGGAGGATATAGATAATGACAATTCGTACACACTCAATTGATTCACTAAAAGAAAAGCGTCGTGAAGGGACTATCGAATCCGAAGTCTCTTTTTTGTTTGATGGAAAAGAAGAAACGGTACCAAAGAAAATCGTAAACGGTGAAATGGAAGTAATCGATGTCGACAAACCGATTGGAGAAATGATGACATCTGAATCGTCTCGTAAAGAACTGGTCCAGAAGGTTGTATTGGATGTGGAACTCGGACGTGAAGAAGTACCTGTCCTCTACAATCCAATTTACGATACATTAACAGATCCAAACTTCCCAAAAGAATTCGAAGCGAAATGGGCGCAAACTGGAACGGTTGTATTCTTCGAGCACCTTGAAGGTGAAGAAGTTAAATTCGGCTCTCTTCAAGCGGAGAACGGTCCTATTGCACGCATACAAGGTTATGCAGCTGGATTTGAATATACAAAGGAAATGCAAATCTTTAATCAGATGTTCAACTTTGAGATTCTAAATAAGGCTTTCGGTGAAGCGCACAATGCAATGCTGAATCACTTGCACTTAGGTCCAATTATTAAACACTCATATAAAGCGGCAAACAAGACAGCGGCAGTATATGTAAAGCCTGACGGCAATGCAGGAACATCGAGCGACGCCCATCACATGCTGTCTCTACGCGAGACGTTGCGCAAGGCGCTTAAAGATGCACGTGTGGCGAAACGTCCTGGTACGGTTCTTCTTGCTAACTCTGCCGACAAGGAAGATATTCAGGAAGCGCTTGGAAGCATGACGTTGCAAGCTACTCCATACGGTGCGACTAGCGGCATTCTGGACATCATCTACTACGACGGATGGGAAACTACTGTTGCTCGTAAATCTTATGAATACCCAGGTGTCCCTCAAGGCAAAGCGTACTTGATCCGTCCGAAGCGTGGATTCAAAGAGCTTGTAAAACAAGGCTTGCAAGTCAGGTCTGATATTGGTGATCTGACTCGTTTGGTTGAAGCGCAAATCGTTGGCGACTTCTGGCGTGGAGTTTTCGCTGCTGTTGATGAAAACGTACAGGAAATCACGTTCCCCGGCCAATAAGAAAGGGGTGGTCTAAATGATTGCAACGCCACTTGATTTTAAGAGATTACGATTGATGGTGAATGATCCAAGTCCTAACAACGAGGGGTTAATCCCCTTATTCTCGGATGAAGAACTGGCGCTCATGTTTTTTGAACATCAAAGCATCTATGGGTTGGCTGCTGAAATCTGGTCTATTAAGGCGGGACTGATTGAAGGGGATATCCAGTCGTATTCAGCTGGTAATGAAAAGTATGACCTTACATCCATGAAAGACCGCTATACTCATGCCTTAGCTATGGTGAAGCTATACAAGGATAAAGAAGCAGAATTGTTGGTTGATATCGAAGATGATACTAACGGATCGATGATGCTGAAATTCCGCATACCGGATGTGATGTGATGAAAAACATTGTGGCCATGAGACGTAAGCATACACAGTGGAGCATCGATCAAAACCCTGTAATGATTACGGTTAATAGACGCGAGAAAGTGAATATGGGCGGGTACATGGACGAAATACAATCCACTACCGGCCCTTTTATTGTGCGCGTTTTTACATCTGGTGGCTCTCCGCAAGAAATCTCGACACTTGCTGGACAGAAACAAGTAGACCGTCATTTCAGCTTACTCGCTGATTACCAGACAGACATTCGTGCCGGGACGATTGTAATAGATGAATTCGAAGCACACGGCATGATATTCCAAGTGAAAGCAATCTATCCACAAACGGTTGCAGGAGAGATTGTTGGCTATCAAGGCGAACTAGAAAGGGTGACATGATATGGCGAAGTTTCAGGCGAAAGAATATTTGGATGGAAAGAAAGCCGGCATGCACCTTCTAGGGAACACGATTGGTAAAAACCTAGAAGATACTGCAAAAGGCAAAGCGCCCTGGACGGATCGGACGGGTAATACTAGACGCGCTATTCATGGCGGTGCCGATGCTACTTCTAGTGGAGCTGTCATCTATCTAGCGCATGGAACGATGGTCGGAACGTATTTGGAAGAAGGTACAGGAATATACGGACCTCATGGTACACCTATCGTACCCGTTCATTCGAAAATGTTGCGATTTACAGTTGGTGGTAGTCAAATATTCGGAAAGTCTGTAAAGGGTATGCCGAAGCAACCAATTATCGAACCGACAGCTTTAGCAGCACTGCCTATGATTGAAGCCCAGGTTCATAAGTATTGGGGGTCGACTTGATGCGCGAAGAAATCCGCAACATGTTAATCGCTTCAGTATCGTTGGTCAATGGCGAAGTATGGGAACCGTCTGCTGCAGGTCCTAAAATGCCGAAGCCTTCATTGGTGTATCGGGAGGGTCCACAAGAGACGAATGAACCGTACGCTGCCTTTACCTCTTTATATGAAGTGTGGCCGTATGCGAAACGTACAACTTTTAAGCAAGTAGATGCTATATCTAAGCAAGTTATCGATGCGCTTCATCAGAAAAGCTTTGATGTGGCAGGTGTTCCGCACTATGTGGAATATGTGGGTACAGCATCAGAAGATATCGTGGATCAAGAATGGGATGCGCTGACAAGAGGCTTGCGCTTCCAAGTGTATTCACTTGCTTGGCTGATGCATTCACCTATTGAGCCTGATCCAGTTACGGCTCTGCAAATGTGGTCAGCGAAGAAGTTTCCAAATTTGCAGACTAACCCAACATTGTGGTCACCTTCTGATTCGGAACCCGCCCTGTATTGGCGTGTAGAAGCGACAAGGAAGGTCGAACCGATGAACTGGGGCGCTTGGGTGACAATGCAGTTGAACGGTCATGTGATTGCGCCTGACGTCACAGTTAGAAGGCAATTCGTGGATAGAGTAACCAGGCAGCTGGCAATCGATCACAGCATTCGTATGTCGGATAATTCCAAGATGCGATTGTTATCTGTTGCGGCAGATGACGGCTACGATCCATTCAGGCAAGGACAAATAAAAATAGAAATGAAATTCGGCGTGTTGCGAGAACCGGTAGTGTATCCGTTCTTGAAACATGCTTATTTTGATTCCGAAAGAGGAGGAGAAGTACATGTCGACTGAAAAAGAATCAGTAAAAAAAGAGGTAGTGAAACAAACACCGCGAGCATTGGCAGTTGAAACGTATTACTCACGGGAAGAAATCCAAGCGACACCGTCCGCCTTTGGTGTAGATGCTGAGGTATTGGCAGGTGCGTTGTTTGGCGCAGAGGGCGATCAGTTAACGCGTTCTCAGGTTACTGCGGCGATTGAAAAATTCAGAAAGCGGAAGGTGTGAATTAAATGATTGGAGCAATGTTTAAATTAGGCGAACAAAAGGCACGTCCAGGAGTATTCGTCCGTTGGTACAACGCTGGCGGTTATGCTCGTTATTCACGTCCGCTCGGTGTAGGTGCTGCTGTTATCAAGTCCAATTGGGGGCCTGTCGGTAAGTTGTTTACGGTTGAAAGTGGCGATGCAGTCAAGGAAATGGTGGGTACTGGGTACGGTGCCGACGTGGTAAAGGAAATATTCGAGGGTGGCGCATACTTCGTGCAAACGGTTCGGATTGGCACAGGAGGAAAACCGGCCACTTTGTCTCTTACAGCAGAAACGCTTAAATCAGTAGAGTTGCGGACGTTATATCCGACATCTCGATTATTTTCAGTAACGGTTCGCGAGGCGCTTGATCCGACTAACAAAGAGTTAATCGTTTTTGAAGGTGGTCGTCAAATCGAATCCATTACATTTGCAGCTGGAGAAAACGAAGCGCTTTCGTTAGCCATTGCTGTTCTTGCGAAAAGCAAAATTCTTACAGCTTCTACAGATTCAACAGAATCTACTACAGTAACGGCAGTGATCAATCAACCACTAACTGGCGGTTCCGATCCAGAAACAGTAGCAGAGGACTACACAGACGGATTCAAGCTGACAGAAACGAAGTTTTACGACTCGATCACGGTCGATTCGGAAGATCCTTCTATTCATGCGGCGCTCCATGCGTTCGTTCGTCGGAAGATTCGCGAAGGGTACCGCATGACGACATTTGTCGGCGAAAAGCCCACTATTGATTTTGAAGTACGTAAGTCTCGCGCAAAAGCATTCAACGACTTCGCCGTTGCTTATATCGGAAATGGCATTCAGACAACTACAGGCGTACTGACAGGCGCTAAAGCGGCGGCTCGCGTACTCGGTATGTTTATCTCAGGTTCTTATAAATCCAGTTTAACAGGCAACACAATTGCTGGGGGTATCGGCATTGAAGGAGAGTTAACTGCATCGCAATACAATGAGGCAGCCACAAACGGCATGATGGTGTTCTCGCTCAATTCAGACGGTATTCCGCAAATCGATTACGGCATCAACACACTTGTGTCGCTCGGTGAAGATGAGGATGAAGGCTGGAAGAAACTCCGCCGCGTTCGTACTCGTTACGAATTGATTGATCGTATTACGGTAAAAATCCATAAAGCAATGGCGAACAACATTGATAACAGCAAGGATGATCGTCAATTTGTTTGTACACTCGCTAATGGCGAAATCGGACAAATGATTCGTGAAGGTGGACTTGAATCCGGTGAAATGATTGTGGATCCAACAACAGCACCTGAAGGCGATTCTGCTTGGTTTACATTTGATAACCTGGTCGATCTGGACGGGCTTGAAAAAGCTTATCTTGCATTCGGATTCCAGTACTAATAGGGAGGTAATGAGGAATGGATGGACGCTACGTATTTAGAGATTGCGTTCCAGATGGCGACGTTGTACTTGCAAACGTCGCTCCTGGTGACGTATTAAACAGAGAATGGACGTTTCGGGCGAACTTGCCACCAGAGGTTCAAGAGGCAATTGATGCAGGAGAATTCGATCCGCGCAATATTTTAACAGGTAAAGATGGAGAGTTGTATGACGAGGACGGTAACTTCCTTGCTGAAGTTAACACTTGGCAGATGGCGGTTGGCTTTACAAATACGGACTACAACCCAGCAGGAAAGAAAATTGTGTGGGCGGTACCGACGAACTACACGATCACTCTGACATTCACAGAAACAATCATTCGTGATTCCATCATGCTACAAAAAGCATTGATTGGACTGAAAGATCGCTCAAAAGGCGCGAATTTAAACTTTACCGGCGTACTGCGCACGGATTTCGAATAATAGGAGGAATTGACAAATGACTGAAAAGAAAAAAGATCAAGAAGAGCTATTGGCGGTGGAGGGCGATGTCCTTCGCGGCCTTTTAGGCGCTTATGAAGATATACAAGAAGACGTTACAACTATTGAAATCACTCGTAAAGGCAAAGTTTTGTTTTCGTTTGATATTCGTGGCCTTTCCGAAAAGAGATACAACGACCTTCAAGACATGGCAACAAAGTTTAAAAATGCGAAGAATCTAGGCGGTGTGAAAGTTGCATTGGAAACAGATGTAACCAAGTTCCGCAGTTTGCTGATCTATCACGCGACGATTCCAGAACATCGTAAAGAGTTATGGGATAACAAACAAGCGTGGAAGCAGTTGAATGTAGTTAATGGCCCTGACTTGATTGATAAGATTTTAAAGGCTGGAGAAAAGTCGGCAATCATCGATAAGATTGACGACATTTCAGGATTCGGTACGGAAAGTAGCGATTTAATAAAAAACTCATCGGAGCAGGAGGAAGAGTAACCCTTCTGCATGAGATATTCCAAAGAACCGGTAAACTGCCGGATGAAATCGGAGAGAAGCCCCTACCCATACAGGACTTTGCTTTTTCTTCTATGCGTGAGCAGTTAGAAAAAGAATACGAAGAAAGAAAAGCGATACAAGCTGCGAATCGGAGGTGAGTGAATGGCAAGAGAAGTATATCGTGTAGAAATACCGATTGAAGCGACTGATAACTACAGTGCCGAAATTAGAAAAGCTGAACAATCAGTCACACAATTTGAAGCATCAATGAAACGGTCTACCAATATGGCGAACAAACGCCGCAATGATTTCAACCGTGGCAAGTGGTCGATGACGTTAAACGCTGTAGACAAAGCGTCTCGTGTAGTAAGCCGTGTAACATCTTACATTCACCGCGTCGCGAATCGTAGCTACCGCTTTACTTTGCGAGCTTATGACTTGGCTAGTCGTGCAATCGGCGGAGTCCGCAGGGCGCTTACAAGCATTCCTGCACTTGTTACAGTCACATTAGGAGTAATTGGTGCCGGTAAGTTGAAAGACGCTACTGTCGGTGCCGCTATGAGTTTTGAGCAATATGAAGTATCTATGCAGCATTGGCTTGGCGGAAACGAGAAAAAAGCAAAGAGTCTAGTCAAGTGGATGGGTCAGTTCGCTGATACCACGCCATTCAGTTCCGTTGACTTATTCCCTGCGTTGACTCGAGGAATCGGTGTGACTAATGGGGATGTTAAGCAAGCTAAAGATCTTCTAAAATTATCTGCTGATATGGCTTCGCTAACGCCAGGTAAAACCGTTTCGGATGCAATGGAAGCATTAGCGGACAGTCAAATGGGCGAAATGGAACGGCTGAAAGAATTTAACGTCAAATTGTCTAAAAAAGAGTTTGATAAAATCGGTTTTGGTGGGGTCGTTAAACAACTTACTACTAAATTCGATGGTGGAGCAGAGAAGTTGTCGAAGACGTCTTTAGGCGTAATAAGCACGTTGAAGGGTTATAGAGGTTCATTACTTCGATCCGTGGGAGACGGCATATTAAAACCGATGAAGCCACGACTAGACGCAATCAATAACTGGTTGGCGAATAACCAAGATACATGGGGTCGGTGGAAAGACACCGTAAAAGGACACGGAAAGAAAGCGTCTGAATTCGTATTCTCGAACCTTGAACAAGGCTTCAATTATGTACAGTCTCGTTACCTAAACAATAAAGAGTTTATGGATCTATCTTTTAAGGGCAAAGTCAACTTTGTTATGGATGACATTAACGGATGGTGGAACGGTAAGGGTAAGAAAGCTCTTGACGGATGGTGGGAAGGTTCGGGTAAGCCTTGGGCTTCAAAAATCGGCCTATCAATTGGCGAGGCCATCTTTGAAGGTATGAAGACAGGCCTAATGAAAGGATTGGGAGCTATAGGTGGCCTATGGGGTGATACTTTCGAGAATCCTTCTGCGAAATCCATCGGTGGAGCCGGTATTGCAACACTCGGAGCGGGAGCGATTGGTTCTATGTTGCTAAGTCCTTTGTTAAAGACCATTGCAGCTCCTTTTAAGGCAGGCAAGTGGTTGAAAGATAAATTGCCTGGTGGCAAAGGCGGAAGTCTAGGTACTCCAATTGTGACTGGTAGCAAGAAGTCTAGCGGGAATCAGCCTAACACAACTACTCGATCATCTACTGTAGGAATTGGCACCGATACCAGAACAGGAAGGAAATTAGCGGGTAAAGGACCTTTCAATCAACAAAAATGGCCTGGCGCAGCTCCTGGTTCAGCCCCTTATCCCGTTTGGTTTCAGAAGATGTTGAACAAAGAGAAAAAAGCACCCAAAACAAAGGTCGAAAAAGGACTTTTCAAAAAGCAAAACTGGCCAGGTCCAGCACCAGGGTCAGCTCCTTACCCGACGTGGATGAAGAAAATGATTGATAGACCTAACAAAGAAATGAAATTACCTAAACAAACAACTAAAGCCATAGAAAAAATGAGCGCTAAAACGCCAGCTGTAAAGTTGCCGAAGGGAATCGACAAGCTTGGTAGTTTTGGAAAGCGAATTCCGTTGTTGAGTGCGATTCTAGGAACTGCCGCAGTCGTTGGTGCTCCTAAAGGGGAAAAGGCGAAAGCTGTAGGTGGCGTTGGTGGAGCTATTGCAGGAGGTGCGGCTGGCGCTGCCGGTGGTGCCGCAATAGGTTCTGTCGTGCCGCTTGTAGGTACTGCAATCGGTGGTCTCTTGGGCGGTATTGGCGGAAGTATCTTAGGTGGTAAAGGTGGAGAAACCATTGGCGATTGGGCCGGTAAGAATTTCTTCGGTAAAAAAGCTGAAGCGGCAGAAAAGCCACCAAGCGGAACTGCTCCGACAAGCGATGGTACCCCTGGTCAAATGCCTGACTTTGCAGAATTGAATCAACACGCCCAGGCTTTAACAGCGAGTATTTCAGGCATGGCGTCTAAAGCAGAAGCCGCGTCTCACAACATTAAAGCATTAACCATGACGCTAGGTGAATCGGCGGGATGGATCGCTGGTGCATTCCATCCACTACAAGGTGCGACGGAAGGTTTAACTCATAACATCGACGCTCTAACTATGACAATCGGAGAATCTGCAGGTTGGATGGCTGGCGCGTTTTATCCCTTACAGGGAGCAACAGAAGGGCTAGTCCACAATATCAGCGCCATGACAATGGTGACTGGTGAAGCGTCTGGTTGGATTGTCGGCTCATTCTACCCTCTTCAAGGTACGACTGAGGGTCTAGTTCATAACATTAGTGCGATGACGATGGTTACCGGTGAAGCATCCGGCTGGATAGTGAGTGCATTCTATCCGCTGCAGGGCACAACTGAAGGTTTAGTTCACAACATTAGCGCCATTACCATGACGTTGGGTGAATCAGCAGGCTGGATCGCTGGTGCGTTTTATCCATTGTCCGGTGCAGGGGCTATGCTAACGCAAAATACGACAGCGTTGGGAATCACATTAGGAGAATCCACTGCAATTGTAGCGAGCTCCTATCTTCCTTTAGCTGGCTCTGGTGCAATGGTGAATCAAAATACCATGGCACTCGGGATGGTACTTGGATTATCCTCGGCAGTTGTGGCAGGAGCTTATATGCCACTAGCAGGAGCGGGACCTATGTTGACTGGTAATACCATGGCACTCGCCATGACGCTCGGTATGGCATCCGGATGGGTGGCTTCGTTGAATGGTATACAGGCAGGAGCAGCGGCAGTTAAAGGCGCGTTATCTAACCTAGCCGCTCGAATTGCCAGTGTTCCAACACCATCAGTTAGTGTAGGTGCTCCGAGCGGTGGACGTGGCGGTCCTAAAGCTTATGCAAAGGGAACAAGATTCCATCCAGGCGGTGACGCAATTGTAGGAGATGGCGGAGGGACAGAATTATTACGCTATCCAAACGGAGAGATGGCGCTTTCGCCTAGCACAGCTACAATGATGAATTTACCTAGAGGTACAGAAGTATTGACGCATCATAAAACCATGAACTATTTGAATCAAGTACCTGCTTACGCGGAAGGTATTGGATTCAGCGGAGGAGCACCGTCAGACAGCGAGCGGAGTAACTTAGTGGATTCTCCATCAAGTGGGCGCACGAGCGTGTTTGTCAAGCGTACTCAAGAACGATTCCGTCAAGCGAAGGAATTGGTAAAAGAGTACGCGATGCCTGAGCCAATCGTTCCAGGTTACGGTGAATCTGAACAGCCGACATTGTCACTCGCCGGATCGATGGCTGGGACAGTGAAAAATACAGGCGGTCCAGTGCATGTTTCTGCTCCTATTTCCGTGCAGTTCAGCGGTGGAGGACAGACGGACGAGAAGATGATCCGTGATATCGTAGTCAACTATAGCCGTGAGTTTGTTGAAAAGTTACGAGAAGCATTAAACAATATGTCAAGATAACGGAGGGAGAAGTTAAATATGAAGTTTTCTTTTGTTGATCCAGTAAATAAAAAGACTCTCGTGCTTCCCGTCCCTCCGTCGTCTATGACGGTTACGATGGGGACGAAGGTATTGACGTTTGAACCCACGGTGTTGGGCGAAATCGAGCTACCTAGAGGTCGTAAACCTATCAGTTTTAGCTTAGAGGGTATGTTCCCTGGTGAGAATCAATCGATTAGCGACAGAGATTCTGATTTAACCCCTGATTATATTGTCGAAACGATGAGAAGTTGGACAGAATCCAAACGACCAGGAGGCAAAGAGCTTCGGTTCATTGTTACCAGTACCGATTGGAACATTCCTGTGTTCTTGCGGGATATCGAACCGGAGTATGTTGGCGGTTATGGAGACATCAAGTACACCATGTTTCTAACAGAGTTACGACCGTTCACTGTCAAAGAAGTAAAGCGGTCTACATCTGGTAAGAAAGAGGTTCGCCCATCAAAGCCTAAACCGAAAATTCATGTAGTGGTTAAAGGTGACTCTCTGTGGAAGATAGCCAAGAAATACAAGCAGAAAGGGACCGCTTGGAGAGATTTGTGGAATGCGAATAAAAAGAATTTAAAAAGCAAAAACCCCAACTTGATATACCCGGGAGAAAAATTGACCATACCAGCGGGGTGGTTGAAATGATCGATTTAATGCGAGTTGATTATCGACTAATATTATTACCGCCTAACGGTTCTAAGATTGATATTACAGAACTAATTGAATCGTGGTCTCATGAAGAAATGGAAGACCAGATTGCCGCTAAGTTAACCGTGAAACTGAAAAACGTGAAGCGAGAAGACGGTTGGATTCATCAACACGTCTTTTTAGATAAACGTTTGGTATTCGAAGCGACGGATGGCACCGGTTGGAAAGAAATATTCCGCGGATCATTTAAGAGGTGGAAGACCACTTCCGATAATCACACAATACAAGTAGTTGCGTATGACCCGTTATTCAATATCACAATATCAAAAGAGCATTATTACTTCAAAACTGGCATGACGGCAGCTGCAAGCATTAAGCAAATTGCAGCTGAACAAGGTATTCCCGTCGGTAAAATAGAAGGACCGAATAATAAGTTAACAAAAAAGCTATACAAAAGTTACGTTGCTGACACTATCACAGAGCGGATAAAAGAGTCTGAGAAGAAAGGCAGCGGTAAATACATACTCCGATCCACCAAAGGGAAGATGGAGTGCGTATTGCAAGGTGGCAACGCAGTCATCTACGAGTTGGATGACTGGACAACGGAAACAAGCTCTGATGAGCGCTCCATCGAAAAATTGGTTACCCGAGTTAAGATTTACGGCAATGCCAAAGGTGATAAACGACCGAAAGTACAAGCTACAAAGGACGGTCAAACCAAATTCGGCATTACTCAGGAAATTTTATATAAGTCGGATTTCGACAATATGAAAGCGGCCAATGAAGCGGCGGCCGAAATATTGAAGGAAGACGGAAAACCAGAAATCAATCGTCCTATCGTCCATCCAGATATACCGTGGGTGCGAAAGGGAGACAAGATAAAAGTTAATTCAGGAACCATAAATACAATGTGTGTCGTGAAAAGTGTAGACCGTGGTAGCGATCGAATGATGACACTGCAGCTGAAAGGGTGATAGAAATGTCGATGAACAACGTAGTAAATGAAATGGCTGGAATACTAACTGGTACATCAAATGAAATAGCTGAGAAGAAGATTAGTTTTCCGGTCTTCGGGACGATTGATTCAAAGTTGGATTTATTAATCGACGGATTCGGCGTATCGATACCATCAACTGACTATCACAAGCTGAAGGGTTTGTCGTTTGCGCCGAATGACCGCGTGCTCTGTATTCCGATTGAGGACGGCCACACATTTACCTTAGTTGGGTTGGTGGAATGATGGCAGAACAATTATACCCATCGTTTGACGCTCCTGATTTGATGGCGGATGAAGAAGTGGAAGAACTGCGCGAGATAGTCGGCTACAAATACGATTACGAAAAAGAACGTCTGGTGGTTACAGGTACAGGTCGCGCTGTAAAAGGCGGACCGATTGATGCGTATCGTTTCTGGGCGATCAAGTGTTGCCTGACAGAGCGCTATCAATATGATGCATATAGTTCCGATTTCGGAGTAGAGTTTCAATCCATTATCTCTGCTGATTATCCGCGAGGGATAGCGGAGAGTGAAATTAGGAGGACTATCACAGAGGCTTTAATGGTAGACGAGAGAACGGTTTCGGTTACTGGTTTTACGTTTTATTGGGAAGGTGATTCCTGTTGGATTTCATTCCTTTTAGAAAGTGTATACGGAATTGACAATGTTGAAATACAGAGGGGTGGTGAGTTGAGTGGAAGAATTCGCGCTGCCTGATTTTTTACAAGGAACTGAAGATGAACTACACGAATTAATGATACGCATGACCCCTCCGAATATTGACAATTCGGAGGGGTCATTATTTTGGGATAACACTAGACCTACAGCTATGGTTGCAGACCGATTGGTTAGTTATGAATTAACTATGGCGCTCATGATGAAGTTTCCGCAATTCGCAGAAGGTCAATTTTTAGATTGGCACGGCTATCCTATTGGTGTATATAGGCATCCACCCGTGAGTGCAGTAGGAGAGATTACATTCTCAGGAAATCATGAAACAGTTATTCCTGCAGGATCAATCGTTACGACAATCGGAGATGATAACGAAGTCGCTCAACTGTTTGAAGTAATGGATAGCGGAGTTATTGGAAGTGACGAACAAGTCACATTACGTATTAAAGCAATCGAGCCTGGACTATCTGGCATCGTTCCTGCGCAGACTATAGTAGGTATTACAACGCCAATAAAAGGGTTGACAAGTCTTTATAATGAGTTGCCTACTGAAAACGGAGCCGATGAAGAGGATGATGAGTCCTATCGCGTTAGAATACTCGATAGAAACAGAAACAAGCCGCTTAGTGGCGCCAAGCGTGATTACGTCAGATGGGCGAAAGAAGTGCCTGGCGTAGGAGATGTAATCGTTTTGCCGTTGTGGAATGGTCCTAAAACGGTCAAGGTATTGATTACAGACAGCGACAGGCAACTTGCCTCTGCTGAATTGATTGCAACTGTAAAAGAATATATTGATCCAATAGACGGCATGGGTGAAGGCACCGCTCCTATCGGCGCAGTTGTTACAGTGGACACATTGACTCTAGTAAAAGTCGATATAAAGCTCTCAATTATTTTAGAGGAAGCTTATTTGCTTGCTGATGTTTTAAACAATATCAAGTTAAGTCTAGATATGTTGCTTGCCGATAAAGCTGTTGTGAAATACACCGATGTCTTTACTGCTATCACTGATACAGAGGGTGTTAAAGATCATAGTGGTTTGCTGTTGAACAGTGCTACGACTAATATCATTCTTGCCGAAGGGGAGCGTGCTACCATTGGAGAGGTGATAGCTGTATGACATTCGAAATCTCTACTGCAACGGGCACAGAAATGCTCCGGTCAGTTACGCCCATCTATACCAATGATGACTTGGCGCTATCCGTATTTGAAGCGAACGGCAAGGTTATGCATGATATAGCGGTGGTTATCGAAGGCTTGACATTTGAAATGTATCCACAAAATGCTACATGGACAATTGACTATTGGGAGCAAATGCTTGGAATCAAGCCAAATAAGAATCTTTTGAACTGGCAGCGAGTTCAGAAGGTTCTTTTTGAATTGAACAAATACTACACAATCACCAGACACCGTATGGAAATAATAGTTAACGAATTTATTGAAAATAAAAATGCAACAGTAGTAGATATAGATGGCGAATATGCTTTTCGGGTTATTATCCCCATGAATAATGAGTTTATAAATTCGTATAGCGACCTAAAAAAAACAGTGGAAGAAATGAAGCCGGCTCATCTAAAGGCAATATTCATTCTGCTCGACAAAATAGAGGCTGAACGAAAAGTTGTTCATAAAATACTACTGAAAAAGAAAATTCGTCCAGAAACAACCTGGTGGGGCGGTCAATATAATCCAGGTTTAGGCATGCTGATTAATGGCAGCTGGCATATAAATGGCGGTTTTTTGTTGAATGCAAGTGCTTCTGAAGAAGATCCAATTAATAAGGTTTTCTTCCGCGAGACTTTGAAAACGGAAAAGGTATTCAATGAATACGAAGAAGATCTAGCTCTGATTCTTGATGGAAACTGGACGCTAAACAATGTACACACCCTAGATAACCCACCGAAGCTGGTCAAGCTTCGACCAATCGAACATGATCTCACAATCTTCGAACGCAAGGTGTATGAAAGACGGATAGATGGCACCTGGCATTTAGATGGTTCGATGACTGTAGGAGTCCAGCGTCTAATGAATGGCAGCTGGATAATGGACGGCGAGTATTTAATGGACGGTAACAGAATGCAGAAACTATAGGAGGCGATGTATTGAACAATCACATTGAGGTAGAAAGTGAACTGACGATTTTTGTAAAGAAAAGAGAACAAGTAGAGAAGGAAGTGATTCATAATGAGCAGCAACAGCACGACGTTGATACAAGCGCGTTCCCATCTAGCACAAGCACACGCAGGTGATGTTTCACTTCGTCCAATTACTGGCATGGTTTTTGGTGATGGTGGTGTAGATGAGACTGGCAGTCCTGTGCCTCCCGATGCGGCAAAGAATAGGTTGAATAGCGAACTCTATCGAAAAGGTGTGGACAGCCATTCGTACCCCTCTCCAACGTCGGTGACATTCACTTGCACGTTGACAGAGGAGGAGTTAAACGACAAAGAACTAAGTGAAGTTGGTCTTGTCGACAGTGGGGGAAATATTGTCGCAGTGAAGGCGTTTAAAAAGAAGCATAAGGACAATGAAACAGAGATCACTTTTGAGTGGACAGAGAAATTCTAAAAGAAAGGTTGTGGAAAAATGGCAATTCAAACTGGAAATAAAGAAACATTTTATCCAGATATACGAAAAGTGGAACCGACAGATTCAGGTCATGCAGATACGTTCAACCCGTTATTTAAGGTATTAATTGATAATAGTGCTTTTTTAAATGCTGTCAAGGTAGATAAAACAGAAGTAGATAACCGTATAAAAGAACTAATTGGAGCCGCACCGGCGGCGTTAGACACTCTAAAAGAGTTAGCAGATGCATTGAATAATGACCCGAAATTTTCTGCAACTATGACAAACGAGTTATCGAAGAAAGTGGATAAGATGACTGGCAAGCAATTATCAACCGAGGATTACACTACTGCCGAGAAAAGTAAGTTAAATGGAGTGGAAACTGGGGCGAATAAGTACACTCATCCATCCACTCACCTGGCAACGATGATTACGGAAGATCCCAGTAGACGTTTTGTGTCAGATGTAGAAAAGGCTGCGTGGAATGCTAAAGAAACAGTCGAGGGCGCGCAAGCTAAGGCAACAAAGGCTCTAAGTGATGCAAAAAGCTATACGAGCACCGAAATTTCTAAAATCCCTGTTATAGATATTAGCGGGAAAGTAGATAAAGTTGCCGGTAAAGCTTTATCCACTGAAGATTATACGACTGCCGAAAAAACAAAACTCTCCGGCGTTGAAACCGGGGCTAATAAGTATGTGCACCCCTCTACTCATCCAGCAAGCATAATTACAGAATCTACTACAAAGCGGTTTGTAACAGATGCTCAAATCAACGCGTGGAACGAGAAACAAGGCGCGGTTGGCTATACGCCTTCACGTTGTGAAAGCGGAACTTATACAGGGAACGATGTAGCAAATAGAGATATATCATTAGGTTTCCAGGCAAAGTATGTGAAGGTAATCGGGAATGGTTCGACGTTTGAGCTGTATCCTTCTTTGTCGCAACTTACACCAGAAGTGCAAGCATTGGATGGGAGAAACTACACTTTAAATGATGGGGTCAATATAGGCGCTATCACAGCTGCCGGCTTTACGCTTGGTACCGGTGCAGCCAACAAAGCAAATAAGACAGGTCAAACCTATACGTATATCGCGATAGGTTAGAAAGGAGAATATTAGATGGCGAATTTAACAGGAACGGCAAGTTATGTAAATGTTCTTCGGCAATTGGAAGCAACGGATCCAGCCCATCCGAGTACGTGGAATCCAAATTATCAAGCGTTAATCAATAACGATGTGTTTTTGAAAGCATTGATTGAACGGCTGATAAAGGATCACTCGCATGATGGAACCGTAATCGGAGGGCCGAAGATTCCGTTGGCAAATATTAATGTCCCGGTAGGGGAAGCTGGCATTCTGACAGGTAAAGATTTAGCTTTCCACATCAATGAACGCAACCCTCACGGTACTCGGGCAATTGATACAGGGGCGGCAACTACGCAGGAATTGTCAAACCATTCGACAGGAAGAGCAACTTTAGAAAAAATGGGGCATGTTAAGGCGCCGACGACCCCGGATGGAAAGTTAATATTTCCTGACATTCCAGAAGTAAAGGTTGACGGAAAGACGATTTTCCTGAATGACGTAGGAGAGCTTTCCACAAAAAATCCTAATGCGGATGATACCAGCGGCGCACCAGGACCGTTGAAATTAATAGCAGGCGACATGCAAGCGGGGTACTTCGGAAGAGTTCCGGCTGCTGAGTTGTTTACTGGCAGCGAGCTATCCGCAGCGGTCGGAATATCTGCGGGAACCCTACAACATAACGATACCGACTGGTTAAAGTTTGCGTACGAAGGAAAAATTCTTTTCCGTCCGATGAAAACGATTCGGCATTCGATTTCTTGGGATCACATCAATGCGGCAGGATGTGCACTCGGCACAAAAACTGTATCAAAAAATGGGTTGAATTACAAAGTGAGACTCATGAAGGGAGCAAACAAAGATCCGGCTGGCGCTTACAGTAGTGCGGTAAACCACAATAGCGAATGGAATAAGCTGATGTTGCCAATTCACATCGAAGCGAAAAATAAAGATTGGATGTATCCAGGAAACGTCGAATCCAATGTGCCCTATTGGGGTATTGATTTTACTGACGCTGATTTATTGACGCACAATACTCATGGTGACGGGTCGTATATATGGTGTCAAGAAGTTGCGGAGGCAGCGTCCTCCCGTCTTTCTCGGGGCGGCGATGGTGTGTCGTACTCGTATTCGGGTCCGCCTTCGTCTGCGCATGCTCGCCGTGGCTGGGTGCCGGTTCTTGAACTTCTCTGATTTCTACTCTCTTGTTTTTGTGAGCGGAAGCCGGAGCGCAGGCGTAGCTCATAGTTTGAAAGGGGTGTTTGTTTGTCAGTACAAAGTATGCATGTATACAGAAGGACTGAAGAACTTTTGTATAAAATGTACCCGTGCGTTATAAGCTTCCTGAAATCCGAGAAATTCAGTTTAGCTCAACCGATCAAGCAAAAATTTTTCGATTTACTAAAATATATTTCTTTGGGAAATAGCGTGAAGTCGAAGCAGAAAATCTACCTGCAGGAAGCTGACGGCTACTTGCAGGTTTTAAAAGTCCTTACTAAGCTATCGAAATAAAGAAAGTACATCAGAGTCGGACTTTTAAGGAAATAGATTTAGAACTTACCGAAATCAACAAAATGCTCTCGGGTTATATTCGCTCCACGAACTAATGAAATTTAGGGATTAAACTGTAAACGTCCAACCGTGTCAACCGGGGCAACAATGGCGCGTCGAACACGAATTGGAACACGTCTTCGAATGTGAATGCTAACCACGGCTGGGCGCCGGCCTGACTATTAAAAGTCAGCAAAAAGATTGTCGAGGTCAAGGCTTCGACAACATGACTTGAAGATAAGTTCAAGAGAGTTTAATTCCTTCAGCTTCCAGGCTGTAAACACATAAACAAGGGCATAACGCTTACTACTCGAAAGAATGAGGAACACCGATAATGTCGACCAATTTAATTGATAGCATAATAGATTCAAGTAATATCGATTAAGGGTACAGAAAAAGCCTGACGGGCACTGGAAAATATAAAGTTTCGGTGATGCGTTTCTCTCGGGAAGAGACATACAATCTTAAAAATCTAAGAGAGCGATTGGAAAGCTGAGTTTAAAATATTACGTCCGATATGCTGATGACGTAATATTTATTGTGAGGAGCAAAGACGAAGCTCAACAGATTTTAGTGCTAATGATTGAGTTTTTAATAAAACAATTGGATCTTAACGTGAATGAAAATAAAAACATTTCCGATCAACCAGGGCATTAATGCGTTCGGATTTAAGATTTATAAAACGTATTGTTTGCTTCGAGATGATTCAGAGAAAAAAACAAACGCAAAGCCAAGAAATTACCTCGCCTTATTCAAGAAGGGTGTATGACTGTAGAGAAAGCCGAACAAATTTTAAACAGCTGGAAGGGGCACGCTATGCACGGAAGCAGCCATAACTTCATAAATAGTTTAATTAGAAGAAATCCCTACATTTACCGAAACGACAAAGATGCTTTGAAAGTTAATATGAAGGAGGTAGGAAATAATGTTATATAGAAAAAACGGACAATGGGACCTGTGCCCTTACAAAATCACTTACAATCAATACGGCGAACAATTCGAGAAATATACCGAAGATCGCAAATGGTGGTTAGATTTTGCCGACGCGTGGGAACATACGCGGATTGTAGAAATTACTGAAGTGGAACACACAACTGAACAACTGGAAAGATTTGAGGATATCAAATATATGCCGGAAGACTTCGGTGATATGTATTCTGATTACGTGGAATTCGGGATTTTCGAAACGGAGACTTTGCATCTGAGCCATCCCTTTTTAATCATTAAATTACGAAAAGAAAACGAAGATCTTTCAATGGCGATTTTAGAATTAGCTATGTCAAACGCGAAAATGGAATTAGAAACCCAAATGGCGATTTTGGAGTTAGCGAAAATTGTGACGGGAGGTGCAGAATAATGGCGAAAATCTATTATAATATGATTACTATCGGGAAATGGTCCATCGACAATGTTCCAATGCTTTGGTTAGCGGACACGCAAGCGCTGCTGGATGCCGATAAGGCCGCTTAAGTGTGGATAAATCAAAACAAAACTTAATTGAAGTAATTCAATCACAAGAAGATTTAATAATAAAACAAACTGAAACTATTTTTTCTCTTGTTAACGAAACTGTCGAACAAGAGTCTATAATCGGCGAACTTATGAAGAGTTATGAGTGAGAACGTCCTTCGGGGCGTTCTTTTTATTTTCCTATAAAGAGAAAAGTGTGGTGGGGTGAGATATGACGCAGCTGGAGGAGGAGCTAGGTATGCTCGAAAGACATGACGAATTGATACATCATGACATTCTGCCTCGACTGGAGAAAGTCGAGAAAGCACAGATGGACTTTAACACGCAGGTAGAAGCAATCACTGGCCAAGTTACAGAAATTACGGGTCAGGTTACTGAAATCAAGTCTTCACAAACGAATTTAGAACTGACCGTGATGAAAGATGGGCAAGAAACGCGAGGCATCCTAAACAAGTTTGTAGATCATTACTTCGCGGCTGACAAGGAGCGTCTGCAAACGGAACGCGACGTAATCCATGTAGATGAACGGATTACGCTAAAGCGCTTCTCTACACGCGAGAAAATCGTACTAGGAGTTGTTGGTGCATTTGCGGGATCAGGCGGAATTTTAGCAGGGATAGCCGCTTTAATACAGTTTTTAAAATGAGAGGAGAAATAAGATGAAAATTAATTGGAAAGTACGTGCAAAAAATAAGTTGTTCTGGCTGGCCTTGGTGCCGGCTTTTTTGTTGGTCTTGCAGATTGTCGCGGCGTGGTTCGATGTGGAATTGGCGGCAGATTTGATTGGCCTTGAAGCTACCAAGTTTATTAACTCTTTGTTTGCTTTACTCGTGATCTTGGGTATTGTCGTAGATCCTACTACTGACGGTACCGATGACAGCGATCAAGCTATGAGGTATCAAGAACCACGAAAAGATAAAAAGAAAGGGATGAAATAA